TTATCTATTGTCGGTATTGAGTTCCAAGTTCCATCCCCACGTAGAAAAACACTGGAATTAGCAGGATATCCGCTTAAATTATTTATTGGAATAGTAGATATTGAAATTGTTGGGTTTCCTAAAATACCATCACCATTAGATAAAGAAATACCAGTACTAGCTGTAATAGTTCTACCAGAATAAGTACCAGATACATTTCTACTAAGTAAACCTGTTGCAGTTAAAGAAGATAACGTTTGTAATTCAGTTGTTAAACTTAAATTAATAGTCCCACTTGCAGTAATAGGGCTACCTGACACAGACAAACCTGTTCCACTACTTATACCAACTGATGTAACTGTACCGCTATTGCCTGCTGCCCATGTTCCATCACCTCTTAAAAAAACAGTGGTACTACTTGGGTAACCAGTAATCCTTGACGGTGCTATAGTAGAAGTATCAGCATAATTTCTATTTACTCCATCTGTAGAAAGTACTGGAGCGGCTAAATTAATTATTTTCTGGGAATTAGCATTTAAAGAACTAGTTGGCAATGCCATTTGATCAAGCCTACTTAATCTTACTTGAATATCAAAATCAGTGATTTGTGAAGCTGTCCAAGTCTTCCCATCAATAAATCCTCTGGTTGCTGCGTCAGTTGATAAAACTGGAGTTGCAAGATTAATTATTTTTTGAGAATTTAGATTAACACTACTAGTTGGAGCAGTGATTTGATCAAGTCTTTTATTTAAAGTTGTTGTTATGCTAGAACCAGTATTGCCAGAGCCAGTAACATCGCCAGTAAGGGTAACAGCTGTCGGCACTCCGCTGATACCTGAAGTTATAGAAGATTCAACAAAAGACTTAGTTGTAAGATCAGTAGATAAAATAGGTGTTCCAGAGCCAGTTATTCTATAATTATTTAAATTAAGATTAGCGTTAGGGATGGCAAATTGATCTAACCTAAAAGCTATAACAGCAGCATTAAAATTGGTTATCTGTGAAGTCGTCCAAGTTTTACTATCAACGAATGCTCTATTTGCCGCATCACTACTGTTAACAGGATTAGCTAAACTAGTAATAGTGTTATTATTTAAACTTATATTTCCAGTTGGAGCTAAAAAGTCATTTAATTTATAACTTCTAACGGAAGCATCAAAATTCGTAATACTGGAAACAAGCCAAGTGTGATTATCAACAAACCTTTTATTTGCAGCGTGTAAATCTTGTGTAGGATCGTTAAATAAAGGGGCAATAGCAAAATCAACAGCAGAATTAAAAGTTAGAGCGTTGTTATTTACAGTGAATATATCTGTCCCAACAGGATCATTATTTACATAGCTCTTTAACTTAAAACTACCTAGATTTTGATTAAAAGGCGTTTGGTATGTAAACCTAAATCCGCTAAAACTATTATTGGAAAAATCAAAACCAACTAAACTTGGTATATTAGCGGTCGGCACAAAATCATTTCTTAATCCAAAATAAGATGTACTATCAGAGAAAATAAATCTCTGGGTATTACCTAAAATATTAAGATCAGGTTTTATCCCTTTTACTATTATATTACTTACTGCCATGTTATATTGACCTCATCTTGTAATAAATTCCATTCAAAATCCAAATTTACCCCGTCCGTCTCTATTTCAGGGGATTTTACATTAACTAGTTTATGGTTAGTTACATCAAAATCACGTGTTACGTTAAATTGAGTATAAGTAATTCCGCCTATTGCTCCGATTGTTATTATATCCCCTTGTAAATTAACATTTCCAGGAGGGATTGCTGCAATAGCAGCTGCAACAAACGCTTGCATAAAACTAAGAGGGACTGCCGCTGATGGAAGTGTAGGAGTTGCCAAATTAGTTATCTGATTATTCTTAACATCAATATCACCTGTAGTATTGATATTATTGAGAGTTAAACCATTTATAGCCGAATTTACTGCCGAAGTAACATCGCCCATACTAGCTTTGGTTAATATTTGCACTTGTAAAACAGTTATTGCAAGTCCTGCTGCTGTTGCTGCTGCTGACGCTGCTGCGGCCGTACTTGCTGCCCCCGCTGCTGTTGCTGCTGCACCTGTTGCCGTTACTTCCGCCGCTGCTGCCGTAGTTGCCGCTCCTGTAGCAGTAGTTGTTGCAACTACTATTTCAGCATCTTGAATCACATCTTTAGCAGTATTAGCTGCAATAGCAGCATCTTGAGCAACATCTTTTGCCGTTGTTGCCGCTACGAATAAATCATATGCTATTTGTAATGCTGATAATAAAGATGATATTGTTGATACTGTAGTTACTAAAGTTTGAAATGTAGAGGGTTGAACATAATCAACATCGGGCTCAGCTGATTTTAACTCGCCACCCTCAATTGATTTTACTAAATAATTAACAGTGAGAGAGGTTACTGCAAATTTGGTGAACTTAGCGGCTATTCCCGTTAAAATAGTAATTATATTGGGAGTAGGATAACCAAACTCATTAGGGTTATTTCCTCTTGTGCTAAAATCAGTTGGAGCAATCAATTTATGTCCAGAAACAGGATATAAAGGGTCTAATATCACTAATTTACCTATAGGAATATCTGCCGTATTAACATAATCCTCGCCGCTAATTGCTTTGGATAAAGTACCAGTTCCATTATTAACTGTGTTCTTAAGTAATCCAGTCTCTAGGCTTCCAAGTGATTGTGCTTTAGTAAAAGTATATGTTGTTCCAAGTCCGTATAATTGCTTTAACGGCTCTGGTATTAAAGCCATTTTAGGGTTTTCCCAATTAAATTCTACAACAGAATTTCCCACAATAAAGTTAGCATTATCAAACCGCTTCATTATTTGTGCTGCTCTAACTTGCGTCATAGCTAAAGATGAAGAGATGTCAGTTCCTATCGGATTACCGAATGTATCATATTTAGTAGCATATATTTGAGGTAAGAATGGACCAGACATTACCCAGTCAAAAGGGGATAAATAGTCAAAAGTAGGGTTTGGAATCCTAAAATCACCTATAATTGGACTTATAGGGTTTGGAAACACCGCCTCGGCTAGTGGAGGTAAATTTATAACCCCAATATGTAATTTTTCTTCTGGCTCGTTATAATAATTACCTATCCATATTCTATTATAGTCAAGCTTATTTAACTCTTCAAAATTACTAATCTTACGTCTTAAATCAATTATGTCTTGGCGTACGTCAATTAGAATAGGCGAGACAAAAGACCTCCCGTCTTTATCACCAAGTAAGGTATAACCTCTATCTATTGGTAATTTACCAGTTACAGGTGAGATAAAATTATATAAACGATCGTACTTCATGCTGTTAAATGTGTTAATATACTTGAGATTTTATCGCTCTCATTTGAATAATGAGTATCAATTAAATTAGCGAGTGTACTAAACCAAGCAGGAGTGCTATTATCGAGTTCATTAGGGAAATCTTGCGGAAATTTAGGTTGGAACTTATAATAATATACATCAAGAGCAACTCTGCTTACCTCTCTTGCAAGTCTATTAGTTATATAATCTAAATAATATCTACTCCACTCTTCGCTTCCCGTCATAGCAACATTCATAATACCGAATAACCTGACTGCTGTATGCTCTAGACCAGTTTCAGAACCGCTACCGTCAAAACTCATGTTTCCTATACCAGTGCCAACGTCTACTATAACAATTCTAGTGGCGTTAGGTTTTACAGTTAACCCTAAGTTTATTGCTGCCAAGATTGCATCATTAGCATATTGACCGCCATCACTATAAAAATGCCCGTTAAACTCATGAGCAGGTAGATAAACTGGAGCAGCTGAAGAAGCCCTACAGACATTAACTATACTCTCAGTTCTGCCAATAAAATAACTTGGATCATTGAAATTGGAAAATACAACATACCTACTCATATCTTCTTCAAAAGATGGAATAATTATCGGAGTTTTTAAATTTGCTAAAGTGTTTGTACCAAAATTATTTACAAGAACTTGCTGGAGTATATTACTTCCATAATTTGAATCATCATAAGCAGATTTATAAAAAGCATCATTAGTAGCAATCATACCTAATTTTTGAATCATATTAGGTCTATTTGAATCTTCGCTTGCGTTATGACTACCAGATGCTACGTCTGCCGCTGTTCTGATAGTAAATATACGTTTTGCGTAAGTGGTAAAAAACCCTTCCATTTCATCTTGAGTTTTGCCAAAAGAATAACCAGATGCAAGTATCGCTCCAATAGATGTACCACACATAACATCTGCGTATTTCCAGAAATCAGCTTGTGGTATTCCCCATTGATGCAGGAACTTCTGCATAAAACGATTAGAACCATAGCCCTTAGTACCACCGCCGCAAAAACTGAATATTCTAAGTGTGTTTATATCCATAATTAAACCCAAATTGTATGATCAACAACATTAGTGTATTTAAAATCAACATTGTATCTATTTTTCACACAATCCTCAAGACTATACCGCCAACTATCTACAAGATGGTTATTCTTATCTTCTATTTCATCCTTAATTTGTCCGCTAGCTCTATCAGTTTTGTATTTCAAATTATAAACTTCTTTCAAAAACTCACTACAACGAGGATGTACATAACATTTCTTAAAAGTTTTAATGTAAGTTATACCTGCCTCAATTGACCCTTTACCTTTAAAAGCAGGTTTACAAGGATAACCATACTTATTTAACAAATCAATAATATCAGGGCTTGAACTATCTGCCGTGATTACATATTTTCCGTTCTTTTTATAATCTTTTAATACTTTTGAGAGTTCTTCACCAAGCAAATCAACGCTAACGTGTGATTTTTTAAACTCATGTGTAACATAAAGATTTTCATCAAGTATATAACATCTAATTCCAGCACTTGCATCAGTCCATCCAAAATCCAAACCAAAATATGGAAATATACCTTGTGGTTCTTCAAATTCCTGTACTACAAAGAAATCTTTTTTAAACACATTTATCTCACTATTACGTATACATTCACCCTCGTATACGTGCATATACGTATCGTAATCATGTTCTCGCATTCTTACAATACGAGCATAGCTCTCTTCTGATAAATACTTATTATTTCGCCAAGATAGTTTATTTAAATATAGCTTTTCACCATATTTATAACCTTGTTCTATAAACTCTTGATAAAGATGGTCAGTTTCATATCTAGGGTTCATTGTAAGCCAGAACTCACACCCACTTTCTCTAAGTGTTGGATCTAATATATTCCAAGCTTCACGACTTAAATAAGCACCCTCTTCAAGCCATATATAATTAATACTATCAACTGATTTTATTGAGTCTGAATTTGTATCTCTTATACCTTTAAACAATATGATACTATTAGTCATGGTATTTAAAATATGAGTGCCATACATTTCAGTAGTTTTTGCTCTAAAGAAATCTTTATAAACTGAATTTTCTATTATTTTTACAAATAGTTTATAAACACTTACACCAATATCCTTAAAATACTCACGACAACAAACAATAGTTTTTGTTCCGTCAAAAGAAAGACGAAGTAATGCTTTTGCAATATTAGTTGATTTACCAGAATCACGACCGCCATATAAAACCTTATACTGGCAAGGTAAATATAACTTTTCCTCCCAAGGTTCTATTTCTGTAATATCAATATTGAAATAATTAGGTCTCGCTATTTTCATCGTCAATATGGTTATTTTTAACTGTTATCGACATGATTTTAGCATATTTATTAGAAATTTCATCTTCATAATTGCCATTACCGACAATTTTAAGTGGTTGTGTTAAGAAATCTTGTGCAATAGTAATCTGTGTTTCACCAGCACTATCTTCTTTCATTCTCATTTTGTTATTTAAATAATAAAATAAACTGGTTTTACAACCTGATCTTATATTTTGTACAAACATGCTACTAACTTCTTCCATGAAAGTACCTTGTCCAACTTCAAAGGCTTCACGTAATTTAGGTATTTGTTTTTCTCGTTTTATATAAGTTGCAAGAGACATATTAAAACGTCTAGCAATCTGTTCTTTAGTCATACAAATAGCCATTTCTTTTACTTTCTCAATATTCTCATCTGTAAATTCAACTTCCTGCATGCAAGATAATTCTTTCCTTTTTGCTTTTTGATATATTACCTCTCGCAATTTTTCATTTTCTTTTGCCAGCTTATTAAATTCCTTTTGCTGTTCTTTTACAAGCTTACTAACTTTAACTTTTGAATTTAATATTTTTTGCATATCAGTTTGCAATTTTTCAATTTCCAATTGTTGTTTTTTGATAGCCCCTTGAAGTTGTAAAAGTTCAAACTTGAAATTAAGCATTAAAATCTACCAGCTAAACCTACACAGCCAATATAACCATTTTGTTTTATATCGTTAATATGTTCAAGTTGATTTTTATATCTAAGTTCAACTTGCCTTATTTTAAACTTCTCATAATTATCATCATTGATAAGAAAGATACGTCTATCAGCATTGGAATTAATCCTATCCCATTCATCATAAACTTTTTTAAACTTAATATCATCTTTAGTTTTGTAACTATTGATATGAGTTTCAGACAGATTAATTTTACTCATTAGAATCTAATATAGATTTTTCTTTCCACAGAACTTTATTAGGTTTGTTTAACCCCATAATATATTCTAATTTCTCAAATCTAAGTTCTGAAAATAACATATCATCAATTAAAGTTTTAGTTATTTCTTCTAAAATTTTTAATCTTTTTAATACTGTATTATTTTCTTTATCTAAACCTGATAATTCTTCATACATAACGTCCTCTTATGATTATTAATTTAAAAAAAGGCAATTAAAGTCCTCCAAAGGAGAATTGTTTAATTGCCAGACCCTAATATACAACAAAATAACTCATTTGTCAAATTTAGCACAAAATTGTAATAACGGATTTTAAGCTATGTTTTACGCTTATTTTATAATTTAATGTATGTTTTCCTATAAAAAATAAATATAAGCGTAAAACATGTGTTAAAATCGGTTATTCAGTTATTTTATCACCAATCAACTCGTCTTTATTAAGTAAAAATATCTTATAAGTAAATTTATCAATTTCCTCAACATAAACTAATGCACCTTGTTTTGCATATTTACGAAAACCTTTAATAGCTATACGATTGTTCTTATCCAGCTTAACTATGTTTTTAATGTTAATTTGCATAATATATTACCTACTACACATATTTTCTATTGATTTTGCATATTTAAAATCATTTTTAATTAACAAATCATAACTAGCTCCCCAGTTATTTATTAACGCTATTTTATCCGATCCCCTATGCACTTCTAAACCTAATTGTTTTGCAGCGTAATTAATATGTTTAGTAGTTGTACCACTCCAATAACCCATAGTCCACAATGTTTTGTTTTCAAAATCTATTTCAGCCACTACACACTCATAAGAATAAACATATCTATCATCGTGAGCTAAATTCTTTCTGTATTTAATAAACTTTTTCATAAATTCCTCGTTAATTGTTAAACTATAACACTATAAGTTTTTCCGTTTAATAATTTAGCAATATCTTTAATTGCTAAATTAATATCATAAGAAAAATACCCTAAACACCTGATAACTTGTTCATCGTGGTTAATTTGAGCTACTTTAGCATTGTTTGAATATATAAATTTATTATCCCAAGATAATGGATTGTTATACTTTTTCATAAATTCCTCGTTAATTGTTTGTAATTCATAGTATAAAATACAAATTTATTCATGTCAAGTGTAAAATATTAAAAATGTAAAAATATTTTTGTTGATTGAAAACCTACGAAAATCAATAACTTACTATTACAAAAAGATCGTTTGATACACAGACCAAAATTATTTTCAAAATAAATAAAAAAAGTTGTTGTAATATAAATTCAAATATGTTTTAATACCTAAATTAACGTAATAAAAAGTTATCCACAAAGTTATCCACAAAATTAGCGAAAAAAGTCGATATCGATATTACCATCATTACCATCATTACCATCTAAAATTTCATAGTAATGCACTTCAACCCCAATTCTCACAAGGGGTAATTTTATCATATTACCAACATTACTGAAAAAATACCTCGCATGTATATAGTAAAATTTTTACTTTATAATAATTTTATATTTTCCTATATATGTATGATGAGGTAATGATAGTAATGATAGTAA